GAGCAAGAGAGTTAAACTCTGCTACACGGTCGCCACCAACGACGATCTTAACCTCAGTATACCCATCCTCATTCAGGGATGTCAACACGTCAAAGATAGTTCGTAACTTAGATGAGTTGACAATCGCTTCAGCATGGTTGGGATATGCCGCTGCCATGTACTCTACTTTCTCGTTAGCACTCAAAGGATTTTTAGTATCGTCCTGAGTCTGACTAGGGTAGATACGATACTCACCACCCTTTGCTTCGGTCGCTACTTTGTTAATAAGTTTCTCATGCCCGACAGTAGGAGGATTGAATCTTCCAAATGTAATAGCAATTGACATTGGAGCATCCTGCTCCTGTGCTTCTGGTTCTTCATCAGGTTGTTGTGCTGCAGACTTTTTGACTTCTTGGGGTGACAATTCTGCCAACTTCCCATCACGAGATCTATGAGTAACCTCACCCTCACGAGGACCATAGTAACCATAACCCTGATGGACTAGACCCATCATCTTGGCTTGCTTTGCTACTTTGTTTTCTTGAGCTTCGGATAGGAAAGCACTAAACTTCTTCATTCGTCCAATTTTTATTAAGATTGAAATTTGCTTTACTAAAAGTGAGGCGATCTACGAGTTTGAGAGGTCTGTCAGATACAATAACGAATCCCTCATGCTTAGTCGGTTGATCTCCGATAGAGCATTCAACCGTATCACTAACAATAATAGAATCAAGCAACCGCTGTTTCAATTGTGCTATCAATTTCCATACAACAAAGGTAGTAACATTGACATCACATTTGTATTTATCATCTACCGTAGCATACATCATTTCAGCACTCGGAATGCTCCCCGCTCGAATAAATTTGTTGACTAATGTACGGAAGTAGAGACGTGCATATTTATCTTTGGGGACCTTCATGAAGGGGAGGAGACCAACGATGCGAGCGGCAAGGAAACGCTGGTGGCGTTTGCCGAGTCTTGCTCGACTGGTGTTGATGAAGTAGCAATTCGATGTATGAGCAAGAGTATGCCCGCAGTGACCGACAGCAGTTGGAGTAACTTCATCATAAGAGGTGTGAGGTGCTAAGATTATATCAGCAGCAATATTGCAAGCAAAACGATAAGTAATAGTATTGGGGGTATACTCGCGACTGCCACCAACGCCAATCCAATCAGCTTGAGTAATAGCAGTATCGCGGGGAAGATGACGTAGACACAGACGAAGGATATCAGCAACAGTACCAGTATGGTTTTTAGAGATGTCATCATAGGTATAGTTGATCTTGATCTTCTTTTTATTAAAGACGGACTTAGTGCCCACAAAGAAGCGTCCAGTATCAGGATGGGTGCCGAAAACGATAGCAGGTGCGCCATCATACTTGATACTTATATTGTCTTCTGCCTGCAGCATCGTCTTGAGGTTATATAAAACCTCCTGCTTCCCATCGAAAACGGCGTCTTCTGGGTGCTCTAGATGTTTGTTGGGCATTGAGGGCGTTTTCTCGACCCTTATATAATAGCATGAAAAAACCCCCATGGTGGGGGTCTTGTGCCAGTTTTTATATAGTCTCTAGTAAATTTTCAGGAAGGGTCCGTTGGAATCTCCAAATTCTTTCTTAGCACCATAATATAAAGCAGTACACCACTCTCTAGTTTTCTTTTTCTTTTCAATCTGTACCCATATATGTGCCCATTCCATAGCAATTAGTTTAGAAGAAAATCTACCAGCAGAACTTCTATCTGCCTTTTGAGTTTCATAGTTGATAGCATAGTCTAAAACCGATTCAAATCCCTCAGCAACCTTTTGGTTATTTTCATATACAGCAACCTCACCAAAATCGACCCCAGTAGTCTTTAACTTATCATACAAACCAATCCAATACTTTTTATCAGCATCATTCCACTTACCTACAGATGGAATATGACGATGTTTTGCTGCTGAAGTTGGTCGATCAAGACCTAAACCACTTAAAAATTTATCTAGAGCAACACTAGATACCTTACCTAACTTAGCGCCAGCATCTTTACCTTTAGGTGTCAAGTCTGTCTGTACAAGATTTCTTTCTTTAGAGTATTGAAAGTTTCTGGATTGACCATGAATTTGTCCACCATTCTGAGTTTTCATATCAAATCCAAGTTCGCCTGTATCAAATAAGTAATTCTTTTTCTTTCCAAGAGTTAATGTACATTTTAAAGATCCTTTGACTGCATCAATTTGAGTAGGTTGTCCAGTTGATCCACCAGCATTTGCAACTTCAGCAGATGCAGTTTTCTTTTTTACTGCAATCGCTTTTAAAGAAACTCCAATCAAAACTTTTTCTTTGAGTGCTTCTCTCATATAAGCATTGAGGAGACTAAGTTTTGATTCTTTACTCATCCCCTCAATATTTGTCAACTCTCTGATTGTTCCTTCAACAACACGTTTTTGATTCTTTTTTACTAATACAATATCCATGGGATTCCAACGATCCTTCACAGATACACCACATTCTTTTTTAGCAATACCTTCAATGTAAGGCATTATTCCAGTATCTCTGGAATATTCATATCCTCTACTTCCACCTAAAAACTTTTTTAATGCTGCAGTTTGTTTTGAATATGTTGATCTCCACTCTGCCCCAAACCCATCATAGATTTTTTTCATTTCAGCATCAGTAGGTTCTTTACCTCTTTCTATTACCGACTCAAAGAAATATCTAGAACCATTTTCCTGCTTGGCAGTTTCCTTAGCGTTTGTTGCCATTCTACTCTATAGGATCGTCAAGACTATTTAGATAATCTTTTTCATTCTGATAGATTTTTTTCTGTCCAGACCAGATCTCATAACCCTCTACAAGATCTGGTATCAACCACTGATCCACCCGATAGCAATACTTCCAGTTGACAGGTTGAATGCAGTTCATCACAACCACTTGGAAGAATGCTACTAGGTGGATCCAGAGACTAAGCATGTAGAGATTTCCAAACTGCTTCTATGTGCATGTTACCATGAAAATAACCAGCAACGATCACACTAAGTGTCGCTGCTATCACTCCCAGAAACATCAGACTCGGCACTATCGGATTCTTCGGTAATGTCGGATTCAATGATGTATCGTCGGGTTCGGTTTCCTCTGGAGTCGAGGGTTTCGGTTTTGTACCATCGTCCATCAACCAGCTCCGCTATGCTCGTCAGCAGGTTTTCCGCTATCGCTTTGTTGCTCGCTTGCTTCCACCTTGGAATGATGTGCGAGTCGTTCGGGGTCGTCATTTACTGAGGGGGCGAAAGGTGTGCGTGAAAGATTTTTGATTACAATAAAGGCATCTTTGTTGTACTTACGAGTGCCTTTTGGTGACTGCCACTTTTTATTGTAGACTTCACCAACATCAATACCAGAGACCGATGTGCCACCGATCTCAATTACAATTTTGTCCTGACTGACATCCCAACCAAGGGTTGCCATCGCTTGCCAAAAATCTTCTTGAGTGAAGTTTTTGTGTCCCATTACTCTCTCTTCTGGATCAAGTTTGCCGATCATTAGATTCTAGCGTTTCGTTATAGATGATAACACGTTTTCCGTCGTGAGTAAAGACTAGTTTATCGTCATGTCCCCACATCAACTCTTCATAGAGAGAGTTGAGTTTTGCAATGTCTTGCCACATCTCAGTGCATTCATCAAATTCTTCTTCCCTCACAAGTCACCTGCCTTCCGATTCTCGGAGTAATGGACATCAAACTCACCACCAGGATAGCGGGACTTGAGTTTCTCAACATTCATCTCAATGATCTCTTCAGGAGAAACGTCCAGTGCCATACATGCCTGCATGAAATACCACATGATGTCACCCATCTCACGCTTCAGGTGAAACAGATTTTCTTCAGTCGGCTCCTTGCCTTGGAAGACAATCTTTTTGATGACTTCAGTAAACTCACCCGACTCGGCACAGAGACCTACAGCAGCAGTAAGCAGTCGCTCGGTAGGAAACTTCTTTTCTTTGAGGTATTCAAGACGCTCAAAGAATACACTATTCTCTTTACTCTCGAAGGACGTGACCTCGTTGACGAATTTGGCATACTTAATAAAATCAATCATAGGAAAGTGTTGCTAGGGTTTTCTTGTTTTGGAATCGTTTTACGAGATCAATCTTCTCTTCTTCATCACCGTGGTCTTGACCAGAATCCACGAGATCTTTCTGAGCTGACTGCTCTACATCATACAATTTCATCTTCGCTCTGTCAATACCCAGACAGAATCTTTTATTCATAGTGGGGTCATGGTATCTATTCTTCAACTGCTTCACCATAATCTGATTCATACCCTCAAGCTCCTCCGTGCTAATAAGGGCAAACATAAGATCAGCAGTAGCAGGGAGACCAAAGGATTCACTAGTGTCAGTAAGGTCAACATCAGAGCTACCGTAACCTGCACGAGTGGTTTGCGTAGCAGATACAATAGGTACGTCGTGCTCACACGCGAGACCACGAAGCTCCTCAGCGATTGCTTTGACATAGGTGTAAGAGTTGACAATGCTCCCTTTATATCTCTGGGAAGCACAGATATTGAGGTAATCCACAAAGATAATATCGGGTTTAATACACCGCTTAAGAGCAAGATCAGAAAGAAGAGACTTAAAATGTCCGACATGTGCTGATGCCGTAGGATACTCTTTAATAATTAGCTTGCCTTGTGTCTTACTGGCAAGTCTATTAACTTTGTTTTCAAACATTACCTTGGGAAGACTCGCAAGATCTTTGATGTTTATGTTGAGGAGGTTGGCATCGATTCTCTCTGCGATCCTCTCTTCTGCCATCTCCATCGTGATGTAAAGTACATTCTTGCCTTGGAGTAAACAAGATGCAGCCACATGACACATAAAGAGAGACTTACCAACACCAGTGCCAGCAAGAGCGACATTAAGCGACTTACGGTGAAGACCGCCTTTCGTGATCTTGTTAAAGAATTCCAGATCAAACGGAATCTTTTCTTCGTCTCTGTGATAGTAGTCATAGCGATCTAGTGCATCGTCGATATAGTCGTGTCCAACATGACTGTCGAAGCATACCGACAGTGCCTGAGATAGGATGTGGGGGATAGCACCCTTGTCTTGTTTAGAGTCCTTGCCATCAGCAATCTTTACCGACTCCATGAGTGCAATGTAGACTGCTCTCTCCTGACACCACTTCTCAGTAGTTTCAACCATCCAATCAAAGTTGCTCTCTTCATTAGCAAGAGAAGAGATGCAAGCATTGACTTCTTTGTAAGATGATTCGTTAAGGTCTTCTCTTTGATCTGCTTCAATACTCAACACTTCTGCTGTAGGAAGTGCATCATACTTGTCCACATAATCAGATATGATAGAGAATACGATCTTGTTTCCCGCACCAGTGAAGTATTCATCTTTGATGAAGGGGATGACCTTCCTACAGTAATCCTCATTGAAGACAAGATTACTCAGAATAGTATTCTCAATCATAGGTAGTGGAGATAAGTCCCAAGGATATATTTTGATCCCGAAAGAATCGGGCGTCCCGCATGGCGATACTGCCACGTTGGTGGGAAGACTAGCATTCTACCTGCAACTGGTCGAATACGCAAGTCAAGTTTAGGAAAGTCTGTAGTGCCTCCACCATTCTCAGGCACGTCATTCAAGTACAAAAACATAACCAAGAATCTCCTGGCGCTGTTGTGATCTCCTACATCAACGTGGTCTGCAAACTCATCCCCACCAGCACAATACTTCTTGATTCGATACTCCTCAAAAGCATACTTGTCGGGGAAGTCAGGACCTACATCCATCTGTTGAATATACAGAGAAGCGTAATCAATGAATCGCTTTTGCAATTCATAATGAAGAGTTTGCCACTCTTCATTACCAGCAGTATACAACTGTGTGATATTCATCTGAGTAAATTGAGGACGTTTGTCCTGATCAATATACTCTTGATGCTCTAGATCAAGGTCAAATGTACGCTTGATCTTGTTACACATGTCCCTAGGAACTGCTGCATCATAGACTCTGATATAGTCTTTTAATTTAGTTGCCATATCTAAACTCCTTTGCTGCAGATTCATCTAGTGCTTGCATTATTTCTGGCGTGAAATACTTCTCAGGATCGGCAAGAATAACAGAAGGATAAACGGTAGATTCCCCAACAACAATCCTATTCCCCTTGCGCTGGAATACTCCGTACTTCTCACCCAATTCCAGTAAGCCGTAATACCTGTCCAGTCCACGGTCGTAATAAAGACGTGTTTCAACCTGAGAATTCTCCTTAGTGAGTCGGGACTTTGCTGCCTTACACTTAATGATATTACCGACGACTTCTTTGCCATCCTTCTCTTTCTTCTTCGAGAGATAGATGATAGTAGAAGATGCATACTTCAGACCAGATCCACCACCCATTTCCTTGGTGGGGACATAAGCACCAATGACATCATAGGTGTGGTTGGTAACCAGCATGGGCACGTTTGCCTTACCCAGTTTCAAGGTGAGCACACGGAATGCACCCTTGATCAGCTGACTCTTAGTCATATCTCTGACCTGCTTATCATTAGCAACGTCAGTGATCTCCTTCTCAGTGGAAAGCATACCCAGAGAATCCAGGACAAACATCATAGGTTGCCTATCCTCTTTAGGTTGCTCCATATACTTGTCAAGAATACGACAAGATTGGGTGCGAAACTCTTCGATGGTAGACACAGGCACAATCATCATGCGCTCAGCAGGAATACCACGATCCACAATCATCTGCTTAGAAATAGCAGATTCAGATTCAAAGTAGATTACCCCAGCATCGGGATTTGATTCAAGAAAATGTTGGACAATCCCAAGGCAAAAGAAAGTCTTGCCAGTAGAAGACTCACCTGCGATAGCCGTGATCTTATTTCCAGGGACTCCACCGTAGATTGAGCCACTAACCAGAGCATTGAAAATGTAACTACCAGTATCAATGTAACCGCTAGTGTCTCCTGCTGCGACACCATCGCTAACAAGTCCTGCATACTCATTGCCAATCTCCTTTGCTACGTCTTGTAGAAAATTCAAACCTTTTCCTCCAGAATGTTAGTAATATATTGTGCCCGTTTCATGGCACGGGAAAACCATTGTGCGTCTTCATAGTTGGTAAACTCCTTCTCTTCTCTAACTGAGAATCCGAAAGCTTTTTGATAGGACACAACGTATTTTGTTTTTTTCATCCGAATAGAAATTCTAGCGAAGCGACTTTTTCTGGTTTCCAACCAATAGAATCCATGATAACTTTCAAAGGCTCAAGGAAAGACTTCTCAAATTGTAGGTCATAGTCTACCTGTCTGTCAAGACCTAACTCTGTAGGGAAGGTCTGGAAGTATGAGATGACATTTTCATTGATCTTATTAGGCGTTTTAAGATAGACAAACTTGATCTTCTCACCATCTTGAATTAGTGGGTATTTGTGAGTCAGTTTGTTTTTCTTAATGTAGAAGTTGTACAGCAGGGCACCACGCACATGAATGGGAGTGCCTTTTGTGTACACAGTAGCGGGGTTGGACCACTTATTTAGATTATTACAACCACGGGGGAATGAAATATCTTCAACTGGCAACGATGAAAATTCTTCTCGGAAGTCAGCAATAAACTTCTGTGCTGCTTCTTCAGTGTCATTCATGATAACGTTGAGGCAATCTTTAATCTTCTGCCTACAGGGAGCAGGTGTAGAAGACTTAACTGCTTCAATACCCATCATTTTAAGTTTGGGTTTGGCATATCGGACACCCTCGCTGTCCCACACGTTGAGAATGTATCGCTTCTTGGCAGTCCAGATACCTTTGTCAGCGATATTCTCACGCTTCATCTTCATCTTCTGATCATACGCCGACACATAATCCGCCAACTCCTGATAAGAGGACTCGATGAATGGTTCCAACTTCTCTTGACAGATCTTATCAAGTAAGGAAACAACTGCTGCTTTATCGCCAGACTTATTACTAAGAAATTTAGTAACAAGAGGTCCAAGGTTAAGGTAGATTGAGTCGGTGTCAGATGCCACGACATAATCTTCTGCCTCAGTTTGCAAAATCTTATTTAGGTA